TGGAAGATAGGACCCGCTGTAGAGTGGGGACTGCTTGGAAAGCAGATCAGTCGGGAAACCGGCTAGGGTGCAACTCCTTTATCTTCCGCCACGGAGAGAGTAAGGAGGACAACTAGGAGTCCCACGAGCCTCGAAAACTCGGCCACGTTAAATCGTGCACAGTGCGAACCTGTACCTCTCCGCCACTTCGATAACGCTCACGCGTGTAAGTCAGCATCGGCAAGAAGCGGGGAGGACTAACCCCATAAACTGATGATACGGGAACATGGCAACGCGCCTTGCCTATCGAAAACTTTCCTCGCTTAGCTCAGCAGTTAGAGCGGCTGTTTTACACGCAGCGGGTCGTGGGTGCGAATCCTACAGCGAGGACCATTTTGGAAGGTAACTTTGCTAAGTGCAGACGTTGTTTGCTAAACAAACGGGTCGGCGAAAGCCGGCTGGGGTGCAAGTCCTCTGCCTTCCGCCACTTGGATTTGGCTGATACGTCACCTCACTTTGATCGATCATCGAAGGTGCGACTCTGAGAAATCTTGTCGGTAGCCATTTCCATATTCCCGTATAGTGTAACAGTTAGCACTACGCTCTCTGAAAGCGTCTGTCAAGGTGCGAATCCTTGTGCGGGAGCCATTTTTGCCCGTGTGGTGAAACACTAGACACGCTGGTCTTAGAAGCCAGTGATCGAAAGATCGTGCAGGTGGGATTCCTGTCGCGGGCACCATTTTAGTAATGCAGCTAGTGAACGAGGTTGGCGGTGACACGCCAACTTTTTATCCTTGTGGCGCAAAAGATAGCGCAGCGGTTTCCTAAACTGAAGGTTGTGGGTGCGAGTCCCACCAAGGATACCATTTTGCCTTCGTAGCTCAGTTGAACAGAGCGAGCGGCTTCTACCCGCAAGGTCGGGGGTTTGAGTCCCTCCGAGGGCGCCATTTTGCCGATGTGGTGGAACAGTAGACACGCTGGTCTCAAAAATCAGTGACTAAAAATCGTGAGGGTGCGATTCCCTCCATCGGCACCAATTTGCCTTCGTGGCGGAATAGCAGACGCAGCAAACTTAAAATTTGAATCTCGAAAGAGAGTAAGGGTGCAACTCCCTTCGAAGGCACCAATTTCAGTCGACGGAGCAAGCCTTAGAAAAGCCCGGGACGTCGATCAACACCGGATCAAGTTGTGAGACGACCTTTCCCGGTAGTTCATGTTCCAAGTGGGTTTCTAACCTAGCAAAGCGTGAATTTCGGTCGAACCTTTACTCTCGGCATGTGGTGGAACAGTAGACACGGCGTCCTCAGAAGGCGTTGAAGCAATTCGTGCAGGTGCGATTCCTGTCATGCCGACCATTTTTATGGAGATGTCGTAGTGCAGACCGACCGCACCATGGTGCTTAAGGTCGACAGCGGTCTACGGACGTTGCAACGTCGGAGGTTCGATTCCTTCCTTTTCCTCTGCCCGCATCGAATATCAGTTAGTTCGCCGCCCTCTCAAGGCGGAGAGCCGGGTGCGATTCCCGGTGCGGGCACCACTTTCGGACCTGTAGCTTAGCAGTCTAAAGCAGAGGTCTCATAAACCTTTGAGCGTGGGTGCGAATCCCACCGGGTCCACCATTTCGCCTCTGTAGCTCAGTCAGTAGAGCGCCTGCCTTGTAAGCAGGTGGTCGTAGGTGCAACTCCTATCGGAGGCTCCACTTTTTTGTTTACATTTTCAATTAAGACCTTTACGGTCATCATTCTCCACTCATTCCGAGTGGCAGTCAACATAAGGAAAATCCAACCATGGCTAAGTTTGCATCAAACTCCAAGGTTGCACGCAAGGCACCTCCAGGCAAGGTCGTCGTGTGCAACGCAGCTGGAGGACCGGGGTATCTCCAGTCCTCGAAGCTCGAATTCGTCAGCATTTTGCTGACGTCTTTCGTTCAAGATCAATTTTATCGTTCCGAATCCGGCACGATCCTTCGTGTGAAGGAACTACTGAAGACCGTTGACCCGATCTTTGCTGCTAAGGCCGCATTGTTCGCTCGCAACGAATTCGGCATGCGTTCCATCTCACACGTTGTTGCCGCAGAAATCGCACATGCAGTGAAGGGCCAATCGTGGACCAAGGGTTTCTTCGATCTCGTCTCCCGACGAGCCGACGACCCGTCCGAAATTCTCGCCTACTACATGGCAACCTACGGCAAGCCGATCCCGAACTCCCTGAAGAAGGGTCTCGGATTGGCGCTCAACCGTTTCAGCGAGTACTCGCTCGCCAAGTACCGTCGTGAGTCGTCTGCGTTCACGCTCGTCGACACGGTTAACCTCGTGTTCGGCGTCAAGCCACGTCCACTCCGCAAGGATGGAAAGGTTTGGGTTGACCGCGGTCTTTCGGTCGGTCTCGGTAAGCTGCTTCGCGGCGAACTCGCCGCAGCCGATACGTGGGAAAACAAGCTGACTCAGGCCGGCCAAAACGCGGAGACGGAGGAAAACAAGACTGAGTTGAAGGCTCAAGCTTGGGCAGAGCTGATTCGCGAGAAGAAGCTCGGCTACCTGGCGCTGATCCGCAACCTTCGCAACATTGTCTCAAGTGCTGACTCAGAGCTGATCAAGCTCGTCTGTGACCAGCTCGTTAACCGCGAGTCGATCAAGAAGAGCCTTGTCTTCCCGTTCCAGATCAACACTGCGTACGAGATCGTGTCCGGACTGAGTGCCGCTTATTCGCGCAAGCTGATGAGTGCTCTCGACGACGCGATCGACATCGCATGCGACAACGTTCCGAAGCTCGGAGGCGACTCTGTCATTTTCCTGGACGTTTCCGGTTCGATGCAAGGCAAGTGTTCGGACATCGCGTCGATCTTCGCCGCTGTCATCTGCAAGGCTTGGGACGCAGATTTGATCATGTTCGAGTCTACGTCTCGCTACGTCAACTACAACAAGAAGGACTCGACGATGTCGTTGTCTCGTGCTCTGAAGTTCAACGGTGGCGGCACTAACATGCCGTCGGCTGTTCAACTGATGAACCGAAAGTACGACCGCATCTTGATTCTGTCCGACATGCAAACGTGGATCGGTGGAAACACCAACTCCGTCCTGTCGGCTTACCAACGCAAGTTCGGTGTCAAGCCGTGGGTTTACAGCTTCGACTTGAATGGTCAGGGAACGATGGCATTCCCGGAAGACCGAGTCGCAGCAATCGCAGGCTTCTCCGACAAGATCTTCAAGGTCATGTCGCTCCTGGAGCAGGACAAGGACGCGATGGTTCACACTATCGAAAATGTTTCGCTTGTTCGTCCTCCAAAGTCTGAAAAGACTGTCGAGGAATAATCTCTACGAAGGGGTTTGCCAATAGTACTGGAGGCATCCTGGAAACGGGGTGCCTCCTTTTAATTTCCGTTCTTCAAAAGACACTTACACACCAACCATTTTATGAGTGAGGTTCTTAACAAAGTCATCGTATTATCGCTTAACAGCGGTTGGCAGCCTATCGGCCATTACACGGTCAAGAAGGCAATTAAGTCCATGACTTCTGGTTTGGATGGACAACCTCCGTTGAAGGCTCTCGATCTCGACTACAATCTTGATGAGAATGGCGAGCCGGACAAGCTCATTCAGTCGGTTCCGACTGTTTGGGAAGACTGGGTTAAACTTCCCGTTCGTCCTTGGGAAGAGTACATCCAAACGAACAACCGTGACTTTGGAGAAAACACGGGACGCATTCGTGTGCCAACCATTGTTGTTGCTTGCAACTTCTCTGGAATGCCGATGTATACTCCTCGTCCGAATGGCAAGTCCATTCGTCTGCGTGACGGCGGCATTTGCCAATACACCGGCGAATTCGTCGGAAACAAGGGCAACCTGGACCATGTTATTCCTCGCGACAAGGGTGGCAAGGACACGTTCGAAAATCTCGTCTGGTGCAAACAGAAAATCAATAGCGACAAGGGTAACCGTCTCAACCATGAAGTCGGACTCAAGTTGCTGAGGAAGCCGGTTGCGCCGAAGAGTTTGCCGAGGTCTGTCATCATGAAGGATGTCAAGCATCGTTCGTGGAAGGACTTCCTGATCCTCTAATGTCACCTGAAGGTTTAAAAAGATGGCGTAAACGAATCGACCTCGAAGAACTCCACAGCTGCACGTTGGCTAGCGGAGGACTTCGAGGTTTTCCGTCTATGGAGACCATGCGATTGCCGGCAATTCAGCCGGCGTCGCATGATCAACATGGAATCCAAAAGAGCGCTACGCCGCCATCATGCCATCCGCATCAAGCGGAAGGTTTACCGTCAGCTTAAATTCACTCGGTGGATCAAGAATGCCACCGAAGCCGAACTGTTCATCGTAGTCTGCCGTCGCTGGCAAAATCGTAAGCCGTGCAGTTGTTGCATGTGTTGCAACCCTCGGCGCAGGTCATCTCGCGTCAGTGAGCGGTTGACCTTGCAGGAACGTCGTTTCTTACTCGACTGTTGTGATACACGTGATCTTTATGATATTCCCGATGGTCAATCTTAGGAAGTGGGCGCAGGTCGGCCGTGTACTTTCCAGATGGCAACTTGTCGATGTCTGGAATGTCGTAACCGGCTGCGGCTAACGCATGCAAGCTAACTGATCCCTCGTTGTGACCTTCTGCGTCGATCATATCCACTTGAGCGAACGCTCCGTGAATTCCAGGTTCAGCTGCATAGACCGCCAACTGCCACGTTGGTGGCATCGGAGTTTCAAGTAGAAAATCAACTAAACGGGCAGGCGTCATCGTCTAATTACGAAAAAACCCGGACTTTCGTCCGGGTCTTGAAAAAACAAGAGAAAACCTTAGATAAGGTTGTTCGGATTGCCCCAGGATGGAACTTCCGAAGCCGTGTTGAAGCCGGGATCGAAGCCCCAGCCACGACGACCGGTGACGACGATGTCGATCTGCGCACCGCGAAGGTTGCCCTTATTGCGGATGACGAAGCTGACGTTGGCCGTGGTGTTACCGGAACCGAAGAATCCGACGCGCTCCGAGAGGAGGTTGTAGGAAACGGTCTTCGTACCTTTCGGAACGATGGACTGAGCGGCGCCGACGGCGACGAAGGCACCAGACGGGTTGGTCTGTTCCTTGAGCTGGAAGTAGAGCGCGTTGGAGCCGGTGTTCTCAATGACGAGATCAACGTTGCCGAGGCGATCGTTCGCGCGGTACGCATAGCCTGCGAGCAGGGTTGCGTCCGTGCCGAATGGGATGGAGCTGACTTGATTCATGGCTTTGGGACGATTGGTTGAAGTTTAACGTTCGACGTAATAGCTAAATTGTCGATAGCGCGTATCTCTAGGTTAATTGTGGGGCAATTCTCCAGGAAGCTGGACGAAAGCTGAACATTCGTGAGTTCTTATCGGTATGAACGACGAACTCATACCAACCGGCAAAAACCCATACAACAAAAATCGCATGGTCGCCGATGCGGCAATTCTTCTTCGTCAAGACGAAGCAGCGAGACAAGAGCCTACCGGTCAGTACTCTAAACAAAGCCCTAACGCAACGAAAACTTATTCAATGGAAGAGGCCAAGAGTCTGGAGATCGTACCTTTCGATGATTCAAATCCTTTTGGAGAGCTCACTCAGACCTTTAACGAACATTTTAGCGAGATCGTCCAATCTGCAGAAGTGATTCAAACTGAAAAGGAAAAGCCAACTGGAGAGTTGGTTGTAGGAACGAAACAATCTTCGAAAGAAACAGTCGGAGATCTGCTGAGGAGTCTTCGTGAAAAGAACGAAAACAAGCAAAACTCCTTTGCAATCGATCTTCCAGATTCCTTGAAACCCAGGATTACTTGAGAAGCATTTCTCCGATGTCGACAAGATCTTTTGCGACATCATCAGGCACTCCAGAGATCGGTCGAATGGACACAAATCTTTCGAGAAGTTGACGATCGGATACTAATTCCGATTCTTCTTTTACCGCGGCTCCTAGTTGAGCAGAATAGGTCAGTTTCGGAGTTCCGAGAACCGACAGAGGACTCGCGTAGAATTGTTCAGTTTCTTCGATCGAAGAGAGCGTTACCCAGTACCGATGCTCTTCTTTTGGGTTTGCTGAACTGATGAATGCGTCTTGGCTGACTACCTTGTACTCTGGCATTCCTACGACTTCGACCCATTCAAGTTTCGGCTCGTTTTTGATGTCGAGAACAACGACGAATTTGCGCTGTCCGGCTTCTCCAAAATCCTGTTGGAATGGAGACCCAACATAGTAAGCATTTTTGCCAAACTGCTGATGTCGATGGACGTGACCAAATAGAGCAAGGTCAAACAGGTCGATCAATGCCGGATCGATGCCTTTTTTGCAAGATTCTCCAGAATCGTACTTGACTCCTCTAACGTCTCCATGAGCGAGCAGGATCTTGTACCGGTAATGGGATATTTGCTTCAGACGCGCTTCAATCTCGGTATTGACTGCATCATAGTCCTCGTGGAATGGATGACACACGGCCGCCGTGGTCTTCGACAGTTCAACAACGGGTTTATCGATGTGGCCGAAGTAAGGTTCGAACAGGTGACTGGAGTTGACGTCCGTATATTTGAATAGCTGTTCGTGGTTCCCAGTCAGCTTAATGCCGTTTTTGTTTGGAGAGAACCTGGAGAGGCCTGCAGTCAAAACTTCAAGAGTAGCACGGGGAATAAAAGATCTGTCGTCTGTCGTGTCTCCGAGGTCGATCAAAGCATCACACTGCCGAATCTCAGCAAGAGCTTCTAGTTTCTCATAGAAGGTTTTCACTCGATGCCGTTGAAGAGGCATCGACGGGTCACCGAAGCAGCGTTCGCTTCCTTCGGTAGCCTGAAGATCGGTGTAGACGAGGAATCTCAAGGGATTTTGGCCATCAAAAGATCTTCAATTTTGTTCGTGATGAGATCACGATTTGCAAAAATAAACTCGCCCAGTTTCGGAGCCCATTGACGGTTTTCCCACCAATTCGAGAGATAATTCACGATCTCGATTTTGTCGTGTTTATCCGGTTCGTTGTTGATCAGGGTTTCGAGAGTTTCAACTCGAACAACCATAAATTTGATCACCCAGTGCCAACCTGGTTTGTCGTCGCCATCGGGGCGAATGTTTTCGTAGTCGCTGATGACTCGGTTCGTGTGGGGAACCGTAATGAGTCCCATTTCTTCTCGGAGTTCGATCGAAAACTGTTCCTGCATGGTCAGTCCGACTTCATGCAGTCCACTTGGAAGACTCCAGCAATTTCTTGCGGAGCGCACATTCTCAGATCTGTGAAGAAGAGGAAAATTGCCTTTGCTGTCGAAAGCAATGCCGGAGACGGTGGTGTAAGGACGAGCCTCAGTAAAAACATTCCATTTGTCAGTCATGGACAGCAAGAACTGCTGAATTCATCTGCAATCTTCTATTCGCTCTCCGACGGCGGAGTTCTTCTGCAAACACACCAGACGACAACTTAATTGTGAAAACGTTCGACTACAAACTATGGAATGGCAGGCGCAGAATTTGCCATGTCCAAATACAAGGAAACGGGCTCGGAGTAATTCCCCAGACTCGGGCAGGACTCGGCTGGCTGAAATACTTTGTCTCCGTGGCCTTGGCGATAGGCGATAATTAGGTTCGTGCAACCGTCCCAAGACAAAGTCCTCAGACTACTTTTTCGTACTCGCGCTGATGATGGTCCTGGGTCTGAATTGGAGAGCTACCTTGATCGGTTGCTAATCCGCATCTTCTCGTCGACCTCTCTGGTCGTCTATCTGTACGATGCCAAAATCAACGCAGAAGGCGAAATTGAGCTCGTATTCAACGAATTACCTCCAGAGGTAATTGACAAAGTCGTTCAGTTGATCGGAGCAAAAGAGACGAAAGTGTTTACCTTTCGAGACGAAGAGTCCAACCACATCTACCACGGCTTCCGTTGCAAACCACAAGAGGAAGCCCTTGAAGAGCTGTGAGCAACATCGTCAAGAAAATGATTGGCGCGTACGCGCCAGTGCCTGAGCCGGTCAACCCTCTTGCTTCAATCGTTGAAGCAGAGATCAAGACTGGTCGGTTCAAATTTCAAGTCGAAAAGTTTCTAAGTCTTCAAGCAGAGAAGCCTGAAATCGACTTGGTGCACGTTGTCTCGCTGTCAGAAACTTGTGCAAACTGCTCGTGTGTTACACGGGTCAAGGATACCGAAAATCCAAAGTATTTCGATGCAGAAGTTTCCTTCCAGGTAGATCTGAAAACCGGCGACTGCCGGAACTACACCGATCTAGCGGTCAGTAACTGATTGTCGTTCACGGCTGCGGCGTCGACGTAGATCAATCGCCCCGATAGATAGTCAGTGACTATCTTCCGTGCCAACTGGTGCTTCGATTTAATGTCGATGATCTTCTTTTCCTCGAATTTCTCAACGAGTTTGTCGTCAAGACTCTCGGGGAGTCGGAAGATACAAAGTCCTGTCTTGTTGTCCTTAGGCATACGACCAATAGAACACCTTTTTTGCATTTTGTAAACAACGGTCAAAACTGAAACCAGAAACAATGGCTACTCGAGACTCAATTGCTGGTGGTGTGTTGAACTTCATGGGTTTGACCGGTACACCGCTTCCTACCAGCAGCATCGCCCCAAGAATTGCAAATCCTGCGGATAATCTGCAGATGCAACAATTCACCGACTTAGGTCAGGTGATGAATTCGGAGATCTGGTCGAACTACGCGGTCGCCATGACCCGTCCGACGACTTATTCTGCCATGCTTCAGACGTGGAGAGAAATGGCCGGTTGGGATCTTATCGCAGCTGCACTTGTGCAAGTTGTTGATGAAGCAATTCAAAAGGACGACCTTAACCCAGGGGCTATCTGGTACGAATGCGACGATCCAAAGATCGAGGAGGAACTCAACGGGATGCTGGAACTTCTCAACGTTGAAGACATCCTACCCAACCAATTCTGGTTCTTGTCGGCTCTTGGCAATTCATTCGAAAAGCTGGAGTATTCCAGAGGGGATGGCGTGACCGGATTGAGTTTCGTGGATCCTCAGGACATCCGCCGTTACTGGCTCCAGAAAAACAGGCAGTGCATTGGGTTCAAGTGGGATAAAGGAAAGGCCCCTGACAAAGAAAATTTTTGGTTGATCAACCAACAAACGAAAATCGAAAGGGTCGATGTTGGCCAATCCACCGAGAAACTCTGGTATCCGTGGGACTTCCTGCACTTCCGTCGGATGTATCGCATGCGCGAGTCGGAACACGGCGAACCGATCTTCGACGAAGCACAGGCGATCTACAAGAAAATGCGTATTGCTCTCGACCAAATGGTCGTGCACCGCGCACAAGTTCAGCCGGATCGTTATGTGGTCAACGTTGACACGGGTGATCAACCTCCAGCCGAACAAATGCGCACGCTTCAACGATGGAAGCAGTCCATGCGCGCTAAGCTTTCTTTCGGTGCCGGCGGTGGTACGAATGGAGGAATGACAGATCCGAACGATTTCAAGAGTTTCTACAACGCTCTTGGTTTGGATTCCGTGCTATGGGTTGCGCGTCCGAAAGGATTCACCCACGCCATCGAAAAACTCGCTGGCACTCCGTCAGTTCCAGACATCTACGACGTCGAAATGTTGACGAACTTATTTTTCTCCGTCATCGGCATGCCGAAAGAATGGCTGGGAGTTGGCGACAAAGGCCAAAACACGATGGCTTCCGGCAAAGCGCTGCTTGCCCAAGACATTCGATTCCTCAGAAAAATCAAGGCCCTACGCCGCCCGATCACACAGGGTTATCGCTGGCTCGGTTACTTCCACTTGCTGCTCAAGGGCAAAAACATTGAGGATATTAATCTTCGCACGAAGATGTCGGAGATCGGACAACTGGACGAGCAAATCAAGTTGGAAACTTTGAAGGCTCAAGCTGAAGTGCTCGAAGTCCTTGGCAACGTGATGGAGACATACAATCTTCCTCGAGAGGCTTGGGTCGAGGTTATCTTCAAAAAGTACATGCACCTTCCTGACGACATCGTGAACGCGTTTGTGACCGCACTTCCTGCTGAACAGCCTGTCGAGGGCCAACAAGAAAGTCGAAAGTCTATGTCGACGATGGCGATGTTGACTGAAGTTCGGCGCCGAATGGACGGAAATCCTCGCGTGAAACGCCTGACCGAAGAGCTTCAACAGCTTTCTGACGGAAAGAAACCAGCTCGTTCACTTGGCGAAAAACGTTACACCACTGAATCAGTGTTGAGAGAACCGGCCAAGATGATGAAACCAAACGACGTCATCGTGAATTCGTTTGGACCTGTCGAAGAGTCGAGGAACGTTCCTGGCAACGTTGAGCAAGGACCTGGTTATCGCAAGTTCAACTACGGCCAGCCTTCTTAATGTCAAATTTGGCGTTCACTTCGAGCATCAGCCAATCCTACGTTCAAACCGCAAAAGGTCGCGTAGCATCGGTTGTTCTGTCGATCTCTTTGACCGACAGCAGACCTTTCGTTTCGGTCAAACCGGTCGGGTTGTCGCTTGACTGGGGAGACGGATCTCAAATTGTCAACGTCGATCGGTCTCCGTCTCCGTATTCAAACACGTTCAAACACACGTACACGCCGGGGAACTACATCCTCAAAGTAATCGGAAAGAATTATCAAATTCCTTTGGCCGACTCGGCCGTCGCTACGTTTGACATTGCGGCGACTACCGGAATTCCGAGGATTCCGACACTTGCTGAGCAGGGTCTTCAACCCATCATCTTCGGCCCCATCCTTCCTAGAGACGAAGGATTTCCAAATAAGTCCGAATGGGCGTTCCAAACCTCTCAAGATTCTGTGGTTTTGGAATCGTCTGCTAGATTGCTGTTGATCACCACCGTCGGAGAGCGTCTAATGCAGCCAGAATACGGCACGAAGCTGCCGTTGATGATCTTCTCGCAGTCGAGTGCATCGTTACAGGACGACATCAATCAGGAAGTCATTCGGGCGTTCTCTATCCACGAGCCAAGACTAGCCGTGTCAGGCGTAGTCGTCACCCAAATCGGGCAGAAAGAAATCAAAATCAACGTCAAACTGTTGTCCAAACTGGATCAACGAGAGTTTGAAGTATCGTCTTCTTTTGTCAAGTCATGAGCGATTGTGTAACACGGGCAGATTTCATCCGAAATTTAGCGAACACTCAGGGATTCACCTACATCCAAGCGACAGCTGCGTACGACAGCTTCATCAAAACGATCGAGGATGGAATCTGCGCCGGCAGTAAGGTTCAACTGTCCAGAGTTGGTTCGATAACACCGGTAAAATACGGTCCTCGGATCCAACAGATGGGCTTTAAACGAGGCACTGGCAACACCGTTGAGAAAACGTCTCGCACTTACTATCTTGGCAGCAGAATCAAGTACAAGTTCATCCTTTTCAAGAGCTTCATGGCAACTAAGTCTCTTGCATGGAAGCTCGACTGACAAGGCAGTAATTAGGACATGTCGGGCATTTTCCTGATCCAGCCGATCACTATTCCTCAATCCGCCGCGCAAAACTTTGCCGGCGGTGATGTTAAGCACGTTTCATCAATTGCCGACGCTATTGAGGGAGATGCTCTTTCGAACCCGACTCGGCAGCTCGCTTATCGCGACGTTTTGCTTGCCGAGAAGGTCAATGAACTGGTCGAAGTTGTCAACAACAAGGATCAATTCATCAATCTTCCGTTGCCTGTTACCACGCTGCCTGGCGGAGCATCTCAGATCATTTCGAATTATCGAATCCCACCTGGATTTGAAGCTCGTATCCTCAACGCAAAGATCGCTTCATCTCCTCAGCTGGCGATTCAGCTGTTAATCGGGTACAACGCTAACCAATACGGTCTCACGACCTTCAGCACGACTCCGGTCACCACATTCGACGAGTTCACGGCTGGATCCTCTTTCTTCGGTACCGGCGAGTTTGTCATTCAGCTGATCAATGTCAGTGGCAAGACGTCCACAGGAACCGCGTCTATCATTCTCACGATGCGACCGGTCGCTGCCCAGAAGGGTGGCATCATCGGACCGGGAGCTGTCGGTGCTCAGGGCGTGAAAGGTGACAAGGGCGACAAGGGTGACCAAGGAAACCCTGGTTTGCCGGGCGTCGCAGGTCCAATCGGAATGACGTGGCGCGGATCTTGGTCGTCTGCCGTTGGATACGCGACTCGAGACGAAGTTCAGTACGGTGGAAGCAGCTGGTATTCGAAATCTCCGAACACGAACGTTCCTCCTCCAAATGACCCGTCTGGAATTTCCGTCGTGTGGGATTTGGTTGCGAGTGTCGGATCTCAAGGTTTCCAAGGAATCGGCGGAACAGCAGGTTCTGCAGGTGCTCAAGGTTTCCAAGGTGCTGCGGGTGCTGGATCGCAAGGTGCTCAAGGTTTCCAAGGAAATTCAGGAGCTCAAGGCGACAACGGAGCGCAAGGTTCTGCAGGTACTTCCGGATCTCAAGGTTCTGCAGGTGCTCAAGGTTTCCAAGGTGATTTTGGTGTATCGGGTATCGGATTTCGTCCAGCTGGCGTCTACGATTCTGGTTCGACTTACAACGCGAACGACGTTGTCACAGTCACGAACGGCACAACTGCGTCTGCATACGTCGCTCAAATGGACGTTGGCACTGGCACGAATCCTCCATCAGCACCGTGGCAATTACTTGTCGGTGCTGGCACAGGAAGTTTCTATCAAATCAAAAATCCAAAGTCGGCGCTGGTTACTGGATCGGGCTACGTCCCAGGAACTGCAGTTTCGATTTACGACGCTCTTGCTTCTGGTTCTCACTATCCTTCGATGGACTGGGTCGAAACGTCGGTTTATGGAAATCTCACTGGTTATGACTTTACTGGCCAAAGCGTGATTCGTGGCACGAAGAGATTGGTTTTCTCCGGCGATCTGACAGTCAACATGCCAGGAGTTTCAGACGGCGCAGGTTTGGGTTGGCAAGGACCCGACGTCGAAGTCATGATCGCTAAGCACGGCACAATCGCAGGAACAGTCGCTCCATCCGTCGAAGTAGTGAGTCAAGACGCTGGATCATTTACTGTCCGCACTAACTCTTTACTGCCAGTTCAAGTGCAAATTACTGCGATTGGCACCAAAATGTGGCCGAGCTGATTAGGCTTTTTGCAGACCGATCAAAGCGAACGACGGCTGCATATTGTTGTGAGCGTCAGGATTGCTTCCTGGTTCTTTGCCGTTTGTGATAAGATAAGCTCCAGCTCCAGTGGAAATATCTTTGAACACGGCACTTCCGATTTCACCGTTTACCTGTTGACCCTGTCCCGATCCTTTGGTGGGCGCGCTACCGGTTCTTAGTAGAAAGTCGTCATTATTTGAGGCAACTGACCGGCCAAAAACGTGAGTGTGCTCTCGACTTTCATCGTCAGTCAACACATGACCTTCTTCTCCGAAACCGGTAAGAGCAATTCGATTAGTAAGACCTGCCCCTTGTCCGGCAAAAACAGGAACTCGACCAAGAACCGTGTCGCCAAGAAGAATCCAACCAGGATTTTTTGTCAATGCAGTAGCGTCGTTGGCCGCAGTGACAAATTTAACGTCGCCTTGAACGCCTTCGACCGTGCGCCATGTACCTCGTTCCCACCAAATCTGTGCGTTGATGTCGGTGTCGAAATACCGTTCAAAATTTCCTGGGCTTGAAGGGCGATTTGCTGTTGGGCCTGAATTCATGGGTGTTGCAGATCCTTGTGGCCCTTGGAATCCTTGAAATCCCTGCGGTCCCGCATTGCCTTGGAATCCTTGAAATCCCTGAGCTCCTTGCGGACCTTGAGGTCCTTGAAATCCCTGAGGTCCGTTAACTGTGATGATCCAGTCGGTACCATTCCAAATGGCGTCTCGACCAAGATCCAAGTCGTAGTAGTGAAACCACAGAGGAGGATTGCCAGGACGCTGAGATGTCGCACCACCTCCTGCAAGATTGAGGATCGCCGAATCGGTGTTGGCGTTGGGATCCTGTGTGAGAAGGGCGACATTGGTTTGTGCTTGAGTTGCCATACCGAGAGTTGACTAAATACTCTGGCCAAACGTTAAGCTTCCGGAACAGCGACCCCTGGAAAACCCTGAGCGCCTTGTGGACCTTGCATGCCAGACCCCTGAAATCCTTGGAATCCTAGATTACCTTGTGGATCAAAACCTTGAGGTCCTCTCGGCCCATCTCTCCACGCGGATCCATCCCAAACAACATCATAGCCGATGTCAGTATCGAAATAGTGAAACCACCGGGCGGGGTTGGCAGGACGCTTGCTGGTTGGCCCGCCGCCGAACAGTGTGTCGTTAGCCGCAGCTTCCTGCGTGCTCTTTGTGATAATACTTTCCGCCATGGGCTAAGTAACCCGCTGACCGAAAGTTTACCCGGCTGCGGGAGGTTCTGGCAGCAAATCGTCAGCAGCAACGTCAACATCCGTCCTGGCTGGACCAGGAGAAACTTCAACGTCTCCGTCAGCAACCTGTTCCTCACCGGGCTTTTCTTCGCCACCTGGAGCTTCATCAGCCAATTGAATATCAACATCAACTCCGCCTTCGATCTTCTCTTTGGCTTCTTTTTCGGCGTTGAATTCGTCCTTGGACTGGCCTGGTTTTGGCACCCGATCCATGTGCCATTCGATCGAGCGACGCATTTCGTCGGCTACTGGGCCAACACCGCCTCGAGTCAAGGCATCAGCAAAAGTCTTGAGCTCGAGGAAGCTTATGACCATGGTGTATGTGTCATAAGAGTCGTCGTTCTTCTTTTTGATCTCCATACCGCTAAATACATGACACCTGTCGAAGTCCTAACAAACATTCGTGAAGGCAGAGTCGACCAAAGGACTTTGAGGCACGCCGTCAGACTTGGACGACTTGTCGAGGTTTTTGGGACTTTCAAAGTCAGAAGGAAAGGATCTGAAAAACCAACAGACTATGTCCATGTAGTTGAAAAGATCTCGGACTATCCCAGGGCTCTTCAGGCACAAGAGTTAGTTTATCGATTTACTCGGCGTGGAGAGTCGGTTCTTGCTCAGAAGACATGAAGCTGATCACCCTGCAGGAACCTATTTCGTTTGGAATCAA